GCACCCGGGAGACGGTCGAGCGCAAGCGCGCCCGCCTGCCCGACCCGCTGGCCACGGCGATGATGACCGAGATTCGCCGCCGACTGCGCGAAGACCCGGAGGACCTGTAACCATGGCCGGCATCGAGCTAAAGACCGAGATCCGCGACCAGATCACCAGCGACGTGCTGGACCAGATCGTTCGCAACATGGGTGGCCTGCGCCCGGCGCTGATGGAGATCGGCGAACACCTGCAGGGCTCCGTGGAGGAGCGCTTCCGCACCGAGACCGACCCCGAGGGCCGCCCCTGGGAACCGCTCTCGCCGTTCACCCTGGCCAACAAGCGCAACGACCAGATTCTGACCGAGAGCGGCGGCAGCGGCCTGCGCGGCTCCATCCACTACCAGGTGGGCAGCGACTCCCTGGAGCAGGGCACCAACAAGATCTATGGCGCCATCCACCAGCTGGGCGGTATCATTCGGGCCAAGCGGGCGCCGGCCCTGGCCATCGGCCGCCCCGGCGGCGCCTTCGCCCTGGTCAAGCAGGTGGAGATTCCGGCCCGGCCGTACCTGGGCCTGTCCCGGGATGACCGCCAGGCGATCGACGCCATCCTGACCCGGCACACGTTGCCCGAAACGGCCCGTTAGTCATGAATGAACAATTCGACTTGCACCTGCCAGCGGGTTGATCTACAGTCTCAAGTCATGAGGCGTAGCAACCTCTTACAGGCGGGCAGAACCGCCACCGTCATGGCGGTATTTTTGTGCCCGAAAGAAACGCAACCGGTTATGCCGGGTGGCCAGTGAATAAAAGACCCTTCGGGGGAATACCTGGGGCTGTCCTGTACAGCTGCTAACCACCCGGCGCCCTATCCAGGGCCTGACTCTTAGCAAAGTACAGGAGGCCAACATGGCTAATACGCACAACCGCTCCAACGTTATCCCCTTCCCGGTGCCGTCCCGCGTCAGCGATAAGGATCAGCTGATCCAGGAAATCGCCAACATCTTCAACAGCGCCGACTCTCGCGCCGAGCCTGCCCGCAACGACCAGGTGCTCGCCCGCCTGGAGCGCGTGGCCGCCCAGCTGGAGCGGATCGCCGAGATCGCCAACGCCTAAACCATCGGGAGACGACACCATGAAAAGCACACTGATCGCATTGGACGCCAACGCCCTGACTGAGGGGCAGCGCCGCGCCTTCATCGACAACTTCACCAGCATGCTCTACAGCGGCAAGGGCAGCGCCAGCACCTTTTCGCGCCAGATCGGCGTGAGCGAGGCCGACGCCCTGCGAGTATTTCTGGGGCTGCCGGCGGCGTCCCTGGGCCAACAACAGCGCCGCATCTTCGAGGCAATGTACGCCTACACTTTGGACCTTCCGGTCGTTCCCCGCCCGGAGCTGTGGACCGACGAGCCCACCTGGTCACCGACCAATCCGGACCGCAACACGGAGCGACCCATCGGCGAGTGCGAGCTGGACCTGGAGTTCATCAAGACCTTCGGGATTCGGCGGGGCGTATGGGAAAAGGAGATCCTGATGGCGGACCTGGGAGCCCTGGCATCCAAGATCACCCAAGGCGGGGATCTGACGGTGACCAATATGCGGCTCTACATGGCTCTGGCTCTGTTCGGATTCCGCGACCCGTCGCAATTCTTCGTCTGATGGCAGGGCTATACATCGCCCTTAAACAGGATTTAAACGCCGTAGAGCCGTTTTCTCGGCAAAGATGACCCAAGGCACCGGCTAGGCCGGCGCGCCGCTTAGAGGGCCTTACAGAGGCCCTTTTCTTTTGGCAGGGAATGGACACCGCAACCCGCCGCCGTTAATCTACCCCTGTGCACCCCCTGCACACCTGCTGAAGCCCTGCACCTTATTCCTTTTCCCACCCCTACCGATACTGGCCTCCACGAACACGGGAGGCCGCTATGCAGCGCATCGAAATTTTCCGGCCGGGCAAGCACACCGCGATGTCCGGCGAGACCATCGGTTTTACCGAGGCGGAGCTGCGCGCATCCGCCCAGGCTTACGACCCGGCGCTCCATGAAGCGCCCATCGTCGTGGGCCACCCCAGCCACGACCACCCGGCCTATGGCTGGGTCAAATCCCTGAACTATGGCGAGAGCCTGGAGGCCGAGCCCGACCAGGTGGAGCCGCAGTTCGCCGAGCTGGTGGAGGCTGGACGCTTCAAGAAGGTGTCCGCGAGCTTCTACCGCCCCGATTCCCCCGCCAACCCCAAGCCCGGCGTGTATTACCTGCGCCATGTGGGCTTTCTGGGTGCCCAGCCGCCGGCCATCAAGGGCCTGAAGCAGATCGAGTTCGCCGACGGTGACACCGACGTGGTGGAGCTGGAGTTCGGCGAGGTGCGCGCGGGGGTGGTGCAGCGTCTGTTCCGCAGCCTGCGCGAGCACCTGATCGGCGAGAAGGGCCGCGAGGCCGCCGACCAGGTACTGCCCGACTGGGAGATCGAGCACCTGGAGGTGCCGGATTCGCCCGCCTACAGCGAGGCCGCCGCGCCCGCCAAACCGCAACCCAAGACCACCCAGGAGGTGACCGACGTGGACAAACAAGAACTGGAGCGCCAGCGCCAGGACATCGAGGCGCGGGAAGCCCGCATCAAGGAACAGGAGGCGGCGTTCGCTGAGCGCACCCGCCAACAGCAGGCCGAGGCCAGCGCCAAGATGGTCGACCAGCTGGTGACCGAGGGCCGCGTGCTGCCCAAGCACCGCGACGGCCTGGTGGCGTTCATGGCCAGCCAGGACGCCGAGGACGCGCTGGAGTTCGGCGAGGGCGACAGCAAGGTGAAGACCACCGGCCGCGCCTTCCTGGAGGAGTTCCTGAAGGAGTTGCCCCAGGCCGTGGACTACAGCGAGCGTGCCGGCGCCGGTGGCGACGATGCCGCCGCCGACAGCTTCGAGACCCCGGAAGGCTACCAGGCCGACCCGGACAAGGTGCGCCTGCACCGCCAGGCACTGGCGTACCAGGAGCGTAACGAGTGTGACTACGTGACGGCCGTGCGCGCCGTCCAGCGAGGAGGTGCCGCATGAGCCAGAAGATCCCTGTTTTGACCCTGACCGTCTCCGCGATCGGCGCGGTCAGCGCCCACCGCTTCGTGGGCTTCGACGGCGCCCAGGTGTCCGCCTCCGGCGGCCAGACCCTGGGTGTTGCCACCTTCGACGCCACCGACGGCCAGGACCTGGGCGTGGACGTGCTGGGCACCACCGTGGTGGAGACCGCCGGCGCGATCGCCGTGGGCGACGAGGTGGTGTCCGACGCCGCCGGCCTGGCCATCACCAACCCCGGCGTGGGTGGCGAGGTGGTGGCCGCCAAGGCCCTGGATTCGGCGGGTGGCGCCGGTGAGTTCATCGAAGTGCTGCTGGTCCAGTAAGCGGCGCATAAACCCGAGTTAAGGAGACGTTAAACCATGCCTATGAATAACCAGCAGGTCCGGGTCATTGATCCGATTCTGTCCAACGTCGCCCAGGGGTATCGCCACCCCGAGCGCGTGGGCTTCGCCCTGTTCCCCCGTGTGCCGGTCAAGCAGCGCGGCGGGCAGATCATCGAGTTCGGCCGCGAGAGCTTCAAGCGCTACAAGACCCGCCGCGCGCCTGGCTCCAACACCAAGCGCGTGCAGTTCGGCTACGAGGGCAAGCCCTTTGCCCTGGTGCAGGACGCCCTGGAGGGCCAGGTGCCCTGGGAGCACATGCAGGACGCCAACCAGGTGCCGGGCATCGACCTGGGCACCCAGGCGACCAACGAGACCATGAACATCATGTCGCTCTCGCTGGAGATCGAGCAGGCCGAGATTGCCACCAATGCCGCGAACTACAGCGCCAACAACAAGGTGACGCTCTCCGGTACCGACCAGTGGACCGACGCCAACTCGGACCCGGCCAAGCAGATCCGCGAGTACCGCGAGGCGGTGCGCTCCATCGTCGGCATCCGGCCCAACACGCTGGAGATCCCGGCGGCGGGCTTCAACGCCCTGTGCGAGCACCCGAAGATCCTGGAGCGCTTCAAGTACACCTCCAGCGATTCCATCACCGTCGAGATGCTGGCCCGGCTGTTCAACCTGCGCCGCATCGTGATCGGCGAGGCGGTGTACATGAACGAAGGCAGCGACCAGATGGTGGACGCCTGGGGTAATGCGGCCGTGCTGGCTTACGTGCCCGAGCAGGTCAGTTCCCGGGCGGAGCCGTCCTTCGGGTACACCTACACCCTGGAAGGCCACCCGATCGTCGAGGAGCCCTACAACGAGCGCAACGCCAAGAGCTGGATCTATCCGGTGACCTACGAGCGTTCGCCGGTGCTCTCCGGCATCGAGTCCGGCTTCCTGATCCAGGACGTGGCCGCGCTGTAATCCACTGACGGCCCGCTCCGGCGGGCCGCAACCATGACGAGGTGAGCATGAAATTTCCAGTGACCGAGCCGCTGCGCCGCAACGGCAAGACGCACAAGCCGCCCGCCGAGGTGGAGCTGGACGTCGAGCAGGACGCCGAGGAGATCGACCGCCTGGCCCGCAAGGGTGTGATCCGCGATGTGCGCGAGACATCCGAGGACGACGCCCAGGAGAAGGCGGACCAGGAAGCCAAGGCGAAGGCCGAGGAAGAAGCCAAAGCGAAGGCAGACCAGGAAGCCAAGCCCAAGGCGGCCAGCAAGTCCACCACCAAGGCCAAGGGGTAAGCGATGTACGCCAGCGTAGCCGACCTGATCGAGCGATTCGGCGAGACCGAGATCGTGGAGCTGACCGACCTGGAACACACCGGGGCGGTGGACAACGCCATGGCCGAGCAGGCCCTGACGGATGCCACGGCCGAGATCGACGGCTACCTGGCGGCCCGCTACCGCCTGCCGGTGACCGATACGCCCCGCCTGCTGTCGCTGCTGTGCACCGACATTGCCCGGTACCGGCTGCAGAAGGGCGTGAGCACCGAACAGGCGCGCCAGCGCTACGAGGACGCGGTGGCCAAGCTGAAGGCGATCGCCCGGGGCGAGATCAACCTGCCCCTGGATACGCCGCCGCCGGCCAGCGCGGAACCCAAGGTGGTGACCGGCTCCGGCCGGACCTTCGATAACGACACGCTGCGGGGGTACTGATGATTGCCGCCGCCGAGGACGCCATCGTCGCCGCCATCCAGGGCGCCCTGGGTCAGACGGTGCAGACCGTCGAGACCCTGCCCGGCCCCTGGGACCAGGACGCCCTGGCGCTGGCCTTTCGCAAGATGCCAGGCGTGTGGGTGTACTTCGACGGCGGCAACCCCGGCCGAGGCCGGGGCCGTCTGTCCGCCCGCTTCCTGGTGTACGCGGTGACCAGCCACGCCAGCAGTGGCCGGGAGCGCCAGCGCGGCAACAGCCGCCAGATCGGCGCCTACGAGATCGTGGAGCGGGTGGTGCCCACCCTGGACCAGCAGCCGGCCGCCCAGCTGGGCAGCCTGCGGTTCGACGGGCTGCGGGTGCTGACCCCGGCCAGTGCCCAGCGCAAGGGTGTGGCCGTCTACGAGATGGCGTTCGGGCTGGAGATGGCCTTCCCGGCGCCGCGCGACCTGGCCGACCTGGCCGACTTTGCCATCTACAGCGCCACCCACGAGGTGGGCGAAGGCCCGGCGACCGAGAGCTACGCCGAAATTCCCACGGGTAACGAGGAGACATGACCGTGACCAAGCGATACATCAAACCGGCCCGCGAGGGCCTGGTGGTGCGCCAGCCGCAAAACGGCCGCCCGCTGCCCGCCGAGGGAGCCTGGGTGGACTGGAGCGGCCACTGGGCGCGCCGTAAGGCGGAGGGCTCGATCGTCGAGGCCAGGCCGCCGGCGAAAACCAAGGCCAAGCCCCAGGGCGAAGCCACCAAGCAAAAGGAGGCTGACTGATGGCGATCAGTGCGACCGTATTTAACGAGATCCCGTCCGCCCTGCGGGTGCCGGGCTGGTACATCGAGTTCGACAACCGCCTGGCGGGCAACGCGGTGTTCATGGGCAAGCTGCTGGTGATCGGCCAGAAGCTGGCCACCGGCACCCAGGACCCCAACAGCCTGGTGCGCGTGACCAGCAAGGAACAGGCCGACGAGCTGTTCGGCCGGGGCTCCATGCTGGCCGAGATGATGCGCGCCATCAAAGAGGTGGACCTGTACACCGAGACCTGGGCGATCGCCCTGGAGGATGCCGCCACGGCCGTGGCCGCCGAGGGCGCCATCGAGGTGACCGACAGCCCCACCGAGACCCGCCCCCTGGCCCTGTACATCGGCGGCCGGCGCGTGTGGGTGGAGATGACCGGCGGCGACGACCCGCAGGTGGTGGCCCAGGCCATCGTCGACGCGGTGAACGCCGACGACCGGGTGCCGGTGACGGCGGCCGTGGATGGCGTGACGCCCAGCAAGGTGCTGCTGACCTGCCGCTGGGGCGGCGAGACCGGCGACGACATCGACCTGCGCGACAGCGTGAAGGGTGAGCAGCGGCCCCAGGGGTTGCGGGTGACCTACACCCAGCCGACCGGCGGCGCGGTGAACCCGGAGATGGACCCGGTGATCGCGGCCATGGGCAGTGAGTGGTGGAACTGGATCGCGCTGCCCTACACCGACACGGTGAGCCTGGAGGCGATCGAGGGCGAGCTGGCTGACCGCTACGGCCCCATGCGCCAGATCGGCGGGCGGGCGTTCGCGGCCTTCCGGGGTAATCACAGCGAGACGGCGACCCTGGGCAACGGGCGAAACTCGCCGCACCTGACCGTCATGGGCACCAACATCACGCCCAGCCCGACCTGGCTGTGGGCGGCGACCAACGCCATCGTGGCGGCCCAGTCGCTGGCCATCGACCCGGCCCGGCCGCTGCAGCGCCTGACCCTGCCGGGGCTGATCCCGCCGGTGGAGGATCTGCGCTGGAACGATGCCGAGCGCAACCTGCTGCTGTTCGATGGCATCGCCACCTACACCGTGGCGAGCGACGGCAGCGTGCAGATCGAGCGCCAGATCACCACCTACCAGGAGAACGCC